GTGGTACAAAGCCTCCGTCGTTTCTATAGTCTTTTTCCATGCCACCAAGATCCATTAAACCACCTTCTTGAGCCATTCTTCTTCCACCCATCATAGGTCTATTCATTACAGGGCTATTCATCATAGGGTTTCCTCTCATCATAGGATTCATCATAGGATTCATCATAGGATTCATCATAGGATTCATCATAGGGTTCATCCCTGCCATTCGATTTGGTTGTGGTGCTGGCATTGGATTTGGTCGTTGAGGTGCCCCTGGTCCTGGTGCTTGTCCAAGTCCTTGTATTTGTCCTGTTGTTATTGGAGGTCTACCTGATCCACCTGCATATCCAATTCTTCCGCCATCAGCTCTCGCATTTTCCGCTCCAGGTGGGAGTGGTCTTATGAAACCAGGATCTATATTTGGAACTCTTTTATTAAAAGGGCTGTCTTTAATTTGAGAAGGATTTACTCTTGATCTTAAATCTTTTAAAGCTCCAGGTGAAAATTCATAAGGTTCCGAAGGTACACTAGATGTACTTGATCTTCTTATAAAATCTAATGCTTCTCTTTCATCTGCAACTATACCTGATTTAATCAATGAGTTTATCATTTTCATAATCTCACTTGATCCTTGATTAGATTTATAATTTTTACCATATCGATACCCAATTCTTCCACCGTTAGCTGCATAGTATTGACCTACACTTCCTTGACGATTAAGATCAGCTTGTTTCATTACATCTGTAATGCCACCTAATTTATCTTGAGTCGTAGTCATCATTGCATCTTCCATAGTATAATCTGATGGAACTGATTGACCACCGGCATACATTCCTGCTCTAGCTTGTTCTTTAAATTGTTCAAATGACATTGGTTCTAGTCCTAGTTCTTTCATTTCAAAAACATACTTCTTATATTCATCTACTAATAGAGGATCACCACCATTACTTAATCCTATTCTTCCACCATCTTTAACTCCTTGATAAACAAATTTGTTAGGATCCAAAGTACCAGCCAGGGCACCTGCTTTAATTCTTCTTAATTCATCCCAGTATTTATTTTTTTCTCCTTCGTAATCGAACTTAGGCTCGTCGTCTTCTTCTTTATCACCCATGAAGAAAGGTAAAGCTGAAACTCCCATTATTCCTAGTTTCCATGGGTTCCATTCACCCTCAGCATATTTTCCACCACCCGTTAATAATTGTTTAAATCCTGCAACATCTTTTAAATTTTTAAGATTAGCAAAACGCTGTAATCCTTGACCACTCGCGAACATACCTTTCCCACCTAAAAACCCTGCACCACCTAACATATAAGCTCCGCCTGCTAACAACGCAGCCTTACCTATCGGACTCTTAAAAACTTTCTTCGCAGCTCTTCCTATTTTTTTGAATATACTTCCTAAACCGTAAGCTCTTCTTCCAGTTTCAGTATCCATGATACCACCATAAGCTCTGCCAATTCTTCCACCTTCAGCTGCCCATAACCACGCAGGGCCAGATTGGTTATAAATACCCATGGTTCGTGGGTCGACGCCCGCTTGTTTTCCCCATGCTATATTTGATGCTAAGGGATTGCTTCCTACATAATAATCAGGAGTATCGACTGTACCTGTAAGTGATGCTTGAAATTGTGATGGAGTAGTTGTGGTTGCAGCTGTAGCTCCGCCACCGCCGCCCCCTTGTTGTGCCGCGAGCCATGCTTCGTAACTAGGATAACCTTTGTATCCTCCGCCATCGCCATCTGACTTAGGTTCAAATTTTCCTGAAACAGGATTCCATGTTATATCTCCTTGTTCTCGCGCATATCTATTTGGTTCAAACTCTTTCATTCTTTCCTTAAAAGTCATATCGCCCGATGCTCCTATCGCAGTATATGTATCTAGATAATCTTGTATTTGGTTTTGAGTTAATTCTGGTGTGCCTATAAAGCCACCAAGAGCATCTAAAGAGGCCACCCCTGTTGTACCTGGATATCGAGGAGTATAACCACTCTTCTCCCATTTCTCTATTGTCTCAGGAGAATATAAAGGATTACCTTTTTTATCTTTTAAATCTTGCCATCTTTCTGTTAAAGCAACACCAAAATCCTGCTCGCCTTCAAATTGATTCATTCCACTTAAAAAATCTTTTATATCTTCAAATGTAGTTTCACCTTTTTTAAATTGATTATATCCTGCTCTTCTTAATTGACTAATTACTGAATTTAATTTTTGTTTTTGTAAATATTCAATTTGACGGGTATTAGACTTTCTTGTTCTAGCTGCTTTCTTTGCTTCTTTAATTTTTTTTTTAAGTTCTTTATCTTTTTTTTCTTCTTTTGTTTGTGTTGCTCCTGCGGAGATAGCTGCTGCACGATGAGAATCTGCTTCACCTTGTGACATACCATGACCTGTACCACCTGTTTCAGCAGCACTCATCTGACTTCCGGATGTGGCTGTACCATATTGTCCTGTAGGATCATAATCATCATAGTTAGGAATTCCCATTGGACCTTCATGAGGTGTGTCTGGTTTTAAAGCTTGTAAGATACCCGCTTCATCATCTGTTATATAGGCTAAATTAACCGGTGTTGAATGAGATCTTGCTTGAAAAGATGTAGGAACATTTACACTTTTACCCTTTTTATAGTTTTCAAAATCATGTATTAAGTTTCCATCAGAAGCTTTGTCCATTATCCCACCATTACTTTTCTCAATTCTACTTCCATAGGTATCGGTCCAGTCTCTTGCGATTTCTGGTTCGTTAGCCCATAGGTATCTTCTTTGTTTTTCTGATTGAAAAGGCATTATTCTCCTCCACTATCAATCATGTCGAGAGCTATTTGATAAATTTCCATTTGTTTGTCTTGAGAAAGATCATAAAAGTCTTTTCCATATTGTTCTTCTGCTAATTGTTCAGCTAACATTTGTGCTTTCCATCCTCTTGCTCCACCACCTGCCATCTTCATAGTGTCTGTTTCTTGTAAAGTTTCAATTCCTTCAGGAGTATCGATTGTTTCTCTCATACTTAATTCTTCCATGTCGCCACCTAATCTTGCACCCCTTCTAGGCATAGGTCTCATAGGCATAGGATGTATAGGATTTCTAGGATTTCTAGGTCTTAACTCTTCAATTATTTCTTCTTGTGTAATCTCTCCTCTTGGATCAGGTCTTCCACCACGTTTTTTTAGATGCTCTATAAGTTTTTCTATCCAGATAGATTTTATTCCTGGAATTCCCGTACCCACATCTCCGGCGTTAGTAATTTTTTCCTTTATTATATCTCTAATATTTACTTCCCCTTCACTAGTACCATCAGCATACCCCATTCTTCCACCATACTCTGCACCCATTCTATTAGGCGTAGGCATTTGTTGTTGCATGGGTTCTGGTCCAAGGCTCCCGATTCCTTGTTGTGTTTCTGGTCCTTGTCCTTCGTCAGCTTGCATTTGCTGTAGGATTTGTTTCCAAATTCCACTTTGGAAAAATTTTTCAAAGCTTTGAAATTGACCTTGTTGTTCAGGACCTAGGGCGTCCCATATCTGTCTAGCAATCATTTGTTCTTGTTGATGCTGAGGAGAAGCTTGAGGACCTTCGTTCCCTGTATATTTAATAGAAGGAGCGTCTGTCTGTAATTGTTCTGAAATATTAATATCTGTTATTGCCATATTTATGCCTTATTTTATTGCTGGAGCAGGTATATATTTCCTGAGTTTATTATACTACTTTGTTTTTGCAAACAAATCAAGTGGTGGCATCAATACATGTACATCTCTTCGAATGTCTTTTTCAGGGATCCCCTTAGCTTTCCACTCTTCTTCTGTCTTATATATCTCTTTTGTTTTAAGATTTGATATAGTTGTTGTCACTTTTGTTGGTTCTAGTACTTGCATTATGTTGTTACCTCTTTTTTGATGTTTAGGTAGCTGACTCCAAAATCAAAAGAGTCTGCGCTACCTGCTTTAATTGTAAGGGTTTTACCCCCTACTACTATTAACGGTTGGGTTAATAATTCTACTGTTGTATTTGCCGTTAAAGCTGCTGTTTTAATAGCTGTAATAGCATTATTAGTAATGGTCACACTAGGTGTTCCTGCAGAAGTAACTAGTATAGATTTAATAACATAGGTTTCACTTACTAAAGGATATCCTGCACCAAAAGGATTAAGTTCCCCATTGGAAGTATCATTATCTACTCCTACAAAGGAGTACTGGTTTACTACTGCCATTAATCTAAAAAGAAGCTTCTAGCTTCTATCTCCTGTTTTAATTCTTCTTGAAAAGTAGAGTTTAATTTTTCCAACACGGCATCTAAATCTCTAACTAAAGAATGTGCTATATCTGCTTGATACTCATCGCTTGCTCTGGTTAATGATTGTACTATCTTAGCCATTATCTTCTTCCTCCTGCATGTACATCTAACCTAAAAGTTCCTAGTTTCCAATTAGAATCTATGGCAGTGTTAGATATTTTAACGGCAACCGATCTTCCTCGAGCCCTGCACGATTGATAATTAGTGGCTGAAGTAATAGTAAAAGGTCCTAAAGTAGAACTAGCTGCTGTTTGATTGGGGAAATTTCTTAAATCTAATTCAACTATTGTATTTCCAGCTTGAGTTATAAAGTCCGGTAAAAATCTACTAACTCTCATTATAAATTCTCCGTCTCCTCTGAATGTAATTCCTTGTTTTTGATCTTGGGTGATATCAAAATCTCCGGAAAGAATGTTAGATGGAACAGCATATGTGGTTCCACCTTTAATATAATTAACTCCTTTTTCATGTTCGTAGTAAGTTGAAATTCCATCTGTATTTCCTACGGTATCACAAGTATCTGTACCTGCATCATAGGATGTAGCATGAGGTAAACCAAAAACAGATGAGTCTACCCAGGTAGTTCTTGGAAAAATTGAACTAGCATTTGTAAACCAAATAGGTCGTTGTGGACTTGAATCTAAATAACTATAAACGACACATCTATTAACCACGTTAGAATCAGAGGTTGGATAAAACCACATGACTTCTCCAAACAAGTTATTAATTCCACAATAAATAAATTGATTTGAAGTTGTGTTGAGATCATCATAAACATAATCTTCTACTAAACAGTCCATCGATTCTAATTTACCAGTAAATCTAAAGAAACCATTATCAGACATCCAGTAAGCTGCACCATCAACTTCTACAGCTGCATTCTTTCCTATCAATCCACAGTTAGTACCTACCTGTTCATAAGCAAAAGTAAAAGGAGTTCCAACAAATCTCATGGTAAATAATGAGGTATCCGTCCATACGTAAATTGCATTTCTACCAAGCTTAGCTCCCATGATCCGTGATCCGGCAGCCAGTCTTTGTGTACCAGCACTATTGATTGCTGTTGGTGTCCATGTAGTTATATCCTCTTGAGAAGAGAATCTTATAAACATATCATCTTGAGTTGATGTATCTCCAATCGTGGTTTCAGTTCCAAATAAAACTAAGTGACGATCAGGAGTAGAGACTAACATATCTCTGGACGCGGTTGGTGCACCACTAACAATTGTTGCTCTTGTGTCTACGGCAGTAACTAAATCTGAATCCCATTCAAATACAGCACCATTAAAAATTAAAGCTAAAAGAGTACTTCCTAAATTGTCCAAGGACCATAAACCAGGCTCAGCAACTTTGTCAGTTGTAGTAGCAGCTTGACCCCATGCAGCATAGTCACTGTAGTTTGTAACTGTTGCTCCAGTTAAATGAGAGGCGTTTGTTGTTCCTCTAACATTTCTAGTAATCCCTGTTAGATCACTTCCTGAAACTCCTGTGTAAGAAATTTCTTCTGTGCCTACTTGAATATAATTTGTACCCGTTGTTGGAAAGCCAGTTACAGAAGTTAAAGTAATACTGGTTCCTGATCCACCAGTTCCATAAGCGTCTGCACCTAACGCTCCATTCAAAGTTGTAGTTTGAGGATTTGTAGATGTACCACCAAACTGGGATATACCCCATCCATAAACTCCAACCTGTTCAGCTGGGCCTACGGGATAGTACCATTTAACAGATAAATCTCCATCAGTGGCGGTTGCGCCGGCATTAGATCCCATAGTAATAGTAACCGAAGTACCATCTACTACGGTTGTTATCATAAAAGTTTTATTGTCAAAATCAGAAGCAGAATAACCCGAACCTGTTGGCGGTGTAACATCTTCAAGATATAAAATATCTCCTGCTGTCATTCCAGCAGTTGTAGATAAAGTAATTGTAAGAACAGCAGAGCCATTAGTACAAGATAACTTATCAGTTAATGCTCCGAAGTCAGTTTTAATTGGATGTATATCATAATACACCCCTCCAGAATATGCGTATAAAATTCTATTGGTTCCAATGATGGCATATTTAATACCTATCTTATTAACCATTTGATGAAGAGCTCGAGCCGAGCCTGTTAAAGCTTTGTCTCCTAACTGAGACCATCCTCCTATTTTTTCAGGTGTACCATATCTAAATCGGACGTTTTCGCCACCCGTCCATTGTGCTTCAGCTCCTGTGGGGGTAATTTGTTTATTAAATCCTGGTAAAAAACCTATTTTTTGTAGCATATAAAAACCTATTTATTAACAGTTATATCAGATTGTGGGAAATTTCAATAGATTATTAAAGGAAGGGGAAACTGTGGTGGCATTTTCCCCCACCAGTCTTAGTGTGTATACTAATTTTTAGGTAATGTAAAGCCGTTATAATATGCTGGAAGTCCTAAGAAAGGACGTCCGTCAAATTTAGTGTGTTTACCACCTTTAGTTTCATTTTCTTTACCAGTTACAATTTTCTTTTTAGAATCTTGGTTCCAATGTAAAAATACTTGACAGTAATCTTCGCCTGTGAAAGCTTCTCTCCAGTGTTCACATTCACACCCATGATACATAAGC